GCGTACTTGCCCCTCGAATGTCTTGATTAGGGGTGAGATGCGCTCAACGAAAGCGTCCATTTCCTCTTCTTCGCCAGCAAAGCCATAGAGGGCTTCCATGCCTTGCACGGTCTTGTTCGAAAGCAGTTTCTCTGCTCCATTCTTGGTATTTAGGGTCTCTAAAAACTGTTCCTTTGTAAATTTCATATTATGCTGTTTTGTGAATATTACACCGCAAAGTTATTTATATTTTGTCTAATTAAAATAATATAAAACCCTAAAAATCGTTTACCGTAAACGATAAAGATTTTAATACCTTATTTATTATATATCTAAATATGTAATTTTGCGCTATGAAAGAACAGATAGCTATACCCCAAAAAGAAAACGTAATGAAGCCCCAAGAGGGATTTCAGATGGATTTTGCGTCAGCCAGTGCCGACGTGATTTTCGGTGGTGGCATTCTCGGTGGAGGCAAAACGTTTGCGGCTATCCTTGCTTTGGCGCAGCCATTGATGACAGACCCCGATTTCCGAGCGTTGATGTCGAGACGCTCTTTGCAGAACACAAAGGTTGCTGGAGGTTTCGCCGACAAGTTCGTAACTATCTTTGGAGACTACTGCTCAATAAAGATATCGGATAGCCCTCGTGTTACTTTCCCTAACGGTTCTTTCTGCGACCTTACTTATATAGATGACACGAACATGGATGCGCTCAAGGAGCGTGCTAAGGGTTGGGAATATGACGTGATTGCCACGGACGAGTTGACCGAGATGTCGTGGCAGGCGTTTTCCTACCTGCAAACACGTAACCGTGGACGCTCAAAGACGTTCACAGGAAAGTTCTTTGCTATGATGAACCCTAAACGCTCGCATTGGGTTAGACAGTTCATAGATTGGTATATAGGCTCGGACGGTCGTATAATCCCCGAAAGAAGCGGTTGTGTCCGCTATTTCTTCATATATGGTGATACCGTTAACGATGTGGCTTGGGGGGACACGAAAGAGGAGGTTTATGAGAAATGTAAGATACAGATAGACGAGAAACTGAAAGACTTTGTGGATGTCGGAATGACCTACAAGGACATGATAAAGTCTTTCGTGTTCTATCTTGGCAAGTTGTCGGAGAACCGCTCCCTGCTCGAAAACAACAGAGGCTATATCGGCTCTATTGCCGCATCGGGAGGCAGGCAGTCAAAACAGCTGCTTGAGGGTAACTGGAACGTTGACCCCGACGAGGATAATGAAGCCCCGCTGAAAAGCGAGGATATTAGGGAGTGTTTCATCAACGACCCTAGGCGCAACGGTGAGAGATGGATAACCGTGGACTTGGCAGGCGAGGGTAATGACAATCTCGTGGCTCTTCTTTGGGATGGTTTCCATTGCTACGACAAGTGTGTGCGCTCAGACACCACGCCGCAAGCCAACGCCAACATCGTAAGGCAGTTTGCGGCAGAGAACGAAGTAAGCACAAGTCACATAATATTTGACGCTGTGAATGGAGCGTATTTCAACGACTATATTCCCGACGCTATACCCTACAAGTCGAGCAAGAAGCCGTTTGGTCTTTACAAGGACACTGCGCTCACAATAAAGGATATGTGCTATCTGCGCCTCTGCCAAATGGTGAGAGACGGAAACATTACGTTTGATGATAAGTTGTCAAACTCTTATTATACCCACAAGCGGCTTGCACCAATATTGATGCAGAACGAGATAATGGAGGAATTTTCCGTTATCCGTTTTGACGAGCAGACCAATGGGAAGAAAAAGCTGTGGCCTAAGAAGAAGATGAACAGAATGCTCGGCAAAAGCCGTTCTATGGATGTTGCCGACCCTTGCGCAATGCGTATGCTGCCTTGCGCCAACATGGAGTATGGCGGTGAAGTGGATAACGAGACAGTAAAGGTGGATGTGCGGGCGGAGGAGAACACCCAATATGCACCGAAGCAATCAATATACGATGACACATTTTGGTATTAGGTTATGACGATTGAAGAAGTTGATAAGATGATGGACGACCTCGTAAAGAGGGGATATAAGCCTATCCGCTTGGACTTGGCTTTCGCCTTGCTGCGTGATATTGTGGGGATAGAAGCCGCAGGGTATCTGCTGTACCGTGCACCCTTGAAACACCCGAAAGATTACGCAAGCAGCGGCAAGAGTATGTATATCAAGAAGATGTTAAAGGATATGGGCTTGGGCTACGAGGCGCGACCAAAAGAGCCAAAGAAAGCGACAGAAAACGATGATAGCGCACAGGACAACAAAAAAAGGCTGACTGGCGACATAACACGTGAGCAGAACAAAACGGAGCTTCTGTCCTTGATAGAACGCGCAAGGAGAGCCTCGGAGAATGGCGACATTGACGTAAAGGACGCTCTGACAATGGAAAAGGACATCCGTGTGAAACTGCAAGACAAGTTCGACATGGAAAAGTCCGAGGATGAAAGGCGCATTATCGTAGTCCCGCAGAAGCACGATGTCGTCTGCCCCCACACCCATAGGGAGTGTACCTATATGCCGACGAAAGAGGCTTGTATGGAGCATTACAATCTGAAAGAAGCGTAAGCAATGACAAGAGAGGAAAGAATACAATACCTATTGACCCACACGGAGGCTTTGCTGCAAAAGAAGCCGTTTTTCCGTGGCAGCTCGCAAAGGGCGAGCAGTGCGGGCGAACACATCAATGCCGACACCTTGCGTTCTGTAAGGGCGAGACTGCCGCAGATACGCAAGAATATCGTGACGCAGGAGCGGTTTGCCAAAGAGCTTGACCCGATGAGCCACGACGTGTTGTTTGACGACAATCTGCCGTCAATCTGTATGAAGATGCAGGACGGACATTTTTATGAGATAAAGTTCAAGCGCACGAGCGTAGCTTTTCAGCAACAGATACTCAACAGCCACACGATATACCTGTGCGGCAACAAGATGGATATAACCCTTTACGAGAAGAATCCGAACGACGTTGACAAGTCCAATTACGCCACGATAATGCGCTATTGGTCGGAGTGCAACATGGACGGCTGGAAGACGAAAGCCGTCTATACTCAGAAAGGGCAGGGCGACTGCGGCTTGCTCTTCTACTACGACTACAAGGGGATGGTAAGATGCCGCTTGCTTTCCTTTAACGATGGCTACGTTATCATATCGCACAACGATGACAACGGCGACAGGCTACTTGAGTGCGTCTATTATGCGGATGAGAACGGAACGGAGTACATCGACTGTTACGATGACACCTACAAATATACCCTCCACTCCGCATCGAAAGGGGAAGTGGCGAGCGATGACGGCTGGGTGCGTGATACACCAGTTGCTCACGGTTTCAGCGAGATACCACTCGCAACGAAAAGGGGCGACGTGGCTTGGAACACAGCGCAGTCGCTAATTGACATCTACGAGATTATATACAACATCTTCTTCGTCATTCAGAAGCGCAACGGATGGGGTATCATATTCATCAAGGGGCAGGTGAATGACCAAGTGAAGAAGTTGGCTGGCAACGTCCTTTTGCAGGACACTTCCATTGACGGCAACGGCGACGTTAAGGCGGTCGCTCCACCAAGTCCGCAGGGTATGCTCGACAGTCTGCAAGACCTCTTCGAGAAGATACAGATAAACTCATCCTGTACGTTCCTGCTGCCAAAGGACGTGAAGTCGAGCGGCGACATTTCGGCGTTGGCTATCACCCTCACGCGAGACCTCGACTTAAAGAACGCACAACAGGGAGTGATTGAATGGCAGAACTTCGCCGACAAGATGATGCGCCTGTTCAAGGAGGGATTGGCGAAACACCTCGTAAAGACAGGCGAGAACCCGACGGCGATAACCGACTTCGCGCGGTTAAAGATTTCTGCGAAGTTCAAGATATGGCAACCGTTCAGCAAGACGGAGTACAACAATATGCTCATTTCGATGAAACAGGCAGGTATTTTGTCAACAAAGACGGCTGTGGAGAAGAACACCGAAGCCGAGGCTGACGAGATACAGCGGCTCTCCGTAGAGGAGGAGGCGAGCTTGAAGAAAGCCGAGGAGGAGGAGACGAAGAAAAAGCAACAGACCACGAAAGAAACGACCACTAACAATGCAGCAGACGCAAGCAAATAGGGATTGGACTGCCAACAGCTGCAGCACATACGCCACTTTGGGGGCGAGCAACCACTCTTCATACAAAAGAGAGGGCAGAGATTTCTATGCCACTCACCCCGACACGACAAGAAAGTTTTTGGAGAAAGAACGCTTTTCTGAAAACGTGTGGGAGTGCGCCTGTGGGCGGCTTGATATGAGCCATGTGCTTGAAGAATACGGCTACAACGTGCGAAGCTCCGACATTGAGGACAGGGTAGGTAACGAGGTCTTGGACTTCCTCTCCTGCAAAGAGCCATGGCAGGGCGACATCGTTACCAATCCTCCGTATAAATACGCACAAGAATTTGTTGAAAAGGCGTTGGGCTTGCTGCAATGCGGACATAAGTGCGCCTTTCTTTTGCGTATTCAGTTCTTGGAGGGGATAAAGCGCAGAAAACTCTTTGATATTGCCCCCCCGAAAAAGTTTATGTGTTCAGCAAAAGGGCATTTTGCGCACGGAATGGCGAATTTGGAAAGTTCGACCATTCATCAGCTATATTGTTTGCTTGGTTCGTTTGGGAGAAAGGCTACAAGGGCGACACGGTGGTAAAATGGATTTAAGGCATGGAGAAACAGAGCTTATACATAAAGAGGATTGACGACGAGGGGAACGAGGTCTTGTTTCCTAACGCCAAAGAGCCAGCAAGAATTGGCACGTTCACCTACAACGCACAGCGCATGGGTGGTGCGCCCACTATCACGGCTACCCTAATGTACAAGCGTTGCCTCGATGATGACTGGACGCACAAGGAATACGTGGAGTTCCGTGGCGAGAAATACTACGTCACCCAAGTGCCGACATCCTCAAAATCCAACGAGGATTTGTTTTACAAGCATGAGCTGACTTTCCAAAGCGAGCGTGCCGTGCTTGACAACACGTATTTCTTCGATGTGGTAACGGATAACACCGAAACCCAATATGCTGACAGATACCGCAGCAACAACTCCAGCGTAACGTTCTACGGCGACATCAATGAGTTCGCGGCTCGCCTTACCGACAGCATGATTTACAGCGGTCTCTGCAAGGTGAACGATGACGGCACTTATGACGGCTATCACGTGGTCGTTGACGAGGAGATTACGAGCGACACCCTGCAAGCGTCCTTTGAGGACAAGTACCTGTCCGAAGCCTTGCAGGAGATATACAACACTTTCGGGCTTACGTATTACTTCGTTGGCAAGGTGTGCCACGTGGGATATACGGAGAACGCCATCACCACGCCCTTTGAGTACGGCATCAGAAAAGGTCTGCTTTCCATAACCAAGACCAACTCCAACTACAAGCTGATTGACCGCATCACAGGGCAGGGCAGCTCCGACAACATACCTTATTATTACCCCAACGACAACGCCGAGGGTAAGACTTTGTTCACGACAGAGAACGTTGACGAAAGCAACGTGAACATTGACACAAAAACGATATTAGGCTACAATTCAAGCGGACTGTATCAAGACACTTTCGTCTTTTGCGCCGACACGAACACGCCGACACAAGATGTCAGCGGCATATTGCCGTTTTATGCAGGAGGAAAAACCTTAAATACTGACAGGTACTTCTTATCTTCGGAAATACAACCAGCAGGACATAATGTAAGGGGGCATAGTTCAAATTCCACATCATCATGGAATGGCAGGAATTTTGACGCTTTCATCTGCTTAAAGGTTCATGGCGAGAAATTGTCTAAAATATCATGGACGGATTTAAAGGTAAAAGTCGAGATAACAGACAAGCGAAGCAATCAATCAAGTTCTTCCGCAACATATTCCTTGAAGTCAAACAAGACTTATATCGGGATAAAGGAATGGGATGAGACGGACTTGAGCAAGACTTACATATATCCAATTCCGAGCGGCGGCACTGCAACTTACGCCGATTTGGGCGAGGATATGGAAAATGGCACGTACTACCAATTCCTTCAAACGAAAGATTATTGCATTGTCCTATTAAATGATGTCACGGTTTCCGCAACTGGACTGAAAGATGAAGAGATTGTCTATTGCAAGCTAAAATGCAGCTTAGAGGGTACTCTCAACTATGAGCTGCAACACGACAGCCAATTCTTCGCATATGGGGACGGCAAAAGCGTGAGCTATGAGAACAGCGGCATAACTTTCACCAACATTACCACAGTGCCAAGCGCGGACTGCTCCTATGAGTTCAAGACGGACAGGTGGGTAAGGACGCTTGACACGAGCGAAACGTCATATACCGATGCGGCGAAGATAAAAGTTATTGGCATTAAGAAGATTGCGCCACAGTCCTGCCTTATGCCGTCCATTTACCGTGAGAGCGGGGGAGCGGAGCGTTTCTACAACGCCACGAATGGCACGTACAGCAGCGAGACGTACCTGCCAGCGACAAACGGCGACCTCACTTTTAACAACCCATACGTCAAGGGCAACCAACACGAGGGCATACAGGACTTCGATGAGATAAAGCCCACGATAGAGGGCGTAACCAACGCAAACGAGCAGCTGATAGGTGTCATTGAGGATGTCGCATACGACGAGAACGACAGTGACATATTGGGCAGTGGTGAGGCAAACAAGGTGTTCAATGGCACGGATGAGTATGTTCACTCTTACTTTTACATAAAGCTGCGCATCTTCAATGGTGATTACGGCTTCAACCTTTTTGAGTATGCTCTTGCTGACGAGGAGGCGTACATCGAAATGACGAGCGGCAACTGCGCCGCCTGCAAGTTCCAGATAGGCGTGTTGAAGCAAGCCAACAGTGAAACTAACGCATACGACTTTTATAACCCTGTACTCGTAAATTCTGACGGAAGCATCGTGAGTGGTGATTTCGAGCAAAAGGTAACGTCACAAATAGCGAGCTGCCAAAGCCAGCAGCAAAGCACACTGACAAATTCCATTTGGATTGCCGTAAAGAAAGAAAACAGCACTTTCGGCGTGGTGATGCCCAACTGCACCAACAACTACAAGCCGCAAAAGAACGACACGTTTGTCATCACAGGCATATCTATGCCGAAGTCCTACTATCTCGCCGCAGAGAAACGCCTTGACGCTGCGCTCATAAAGTATATGAAAGAGAACAACGACGAGAAGTTCACTTTCTCCGCAAACTTCTCACGCATATACTTACACGACAACGAAGATGTGGCAAACCTGCTTAACGAGAACGCAAGGCTCATCGTCAAGTACAACGACAAGGATTATGTGTTGTACGTGTCGGACTACACCGTAAAGGCTGATGACAGCATACTATACGAGGTGCAGCTCGAACTTACTGACACATTAACCATAGGGCAGAGCAGCGTCAAGCAGCAGATAAGCGCGGCGAAGTCAGAAATACTCTCATCCATAAACAACGGCAACTCGCAGGACATTCTTGCGAAAGGGCTGAAATATTTTATCAGGAAGGACACAGACGACAGCGCGGCGGGGACGCTGACGCTGCTGAAACACCTTATAAGCAAGGGCAGGAGCGTGTTCTACGACGGTGCGCAGTTCGGCTCTTCCTACGCGGGCGGCATGGCGGGCTTCGGCGGGCTGATAGACGG